TGAGATATTGATATTCAATTGTCAAGTTTCAGATAGAGGAATGGGAAATTATACCTCCATATATATAAAGAGTCTTTTGAGGTGTTTTTTGAGGCGTATTTTTTTAAGATTTTTTATTTTCTACTTTATCAACAAAAAAGTCTTTAACAAGTTTAATATTTTCTCTAGTTTGCGACCTACTGTCCTTTGATTGATGCCGTATATTCTCGCGACCTCCCGTTGATTTTGTCCCTCTTTAACTATGTAACTGATAAAAATCTGGTCTTCGATAGATAGACTTTTCACTGCTTCATATAACTTTGGATTTTCAATCAGTTCAATCCAGCCCAGTAAATTTTGTTCCTCTAAATGCTTGTCCAAGTTTTCATCAACAGAAAATTGGTCGTATAAAATTTCGTCAAGGGGCGTTTCGTGTTCATTTATTTTTGACTGTTTAATGCTGTCCTTTATGTTCATATTTTTTATCACTTTATAAAAGTAAGCCAGTTCATTTTTTATATTATTTCTGCGTCTACTCATCTTAAACCTCCGAATTATTTGAATCTTTGAAATAATTCGAAAGCCTATGGATAGCGTATTTTATACCACTGCACGCGCGTAACTTCCCGCCTCTTTTGTATTTGGAGGTCTTAGAAGTTAACAAATTCCATGTAAAGAACTTATTTACGGGCTTTTTATTCGTGAATATCCCTTGATTTGGCCTTTATAAAGCCATTTTTGGAATTTTAGAGTTTTTCTTTAAATCGCTCCATGCAATTTAAATGATATCCATTTATTTCCAATTAACCTATCACTACCCGCTGTTGTTTGTTGTTGATATAAAGCCAATTATAGCGATTTTTATTTTTATTTTGTAAATAAACTCAAAAAAGCACTGCGCAAAAATTTTACGCAATGCTTCTAATTTATTAATTTTCTTTTAAAAAATGACAATATTTGTTAATGATATTTTCTTTCTTCTGCAAATTTTTTGTGACTTCAAATGCCATTGCAAGTGACGCCACAAGATTTTTTCGCGTTGTTTTATCTACCAAATCTCCTTTGTACAAAAGTCCACGGGTTCTCATTATTGTCTTAATAAATTCACATAGAAGCTCATCTATTTCGATTAATTTCGATTTAAATTTTCTGTCCAGTCCTAAAATGTAATTCGGTGTACTATTTAATGCTACACAGATATCTAAAAAAGTTAAAAAATCTGGTTCACGCAGCCCTTGCTCGTACATACTGATTGCATATGGCGAAACGTTTACGACTTTTGCAAGCTTTACCTGTGACAAACCGCTTTTTATCCGTAACATTTTTAACCTGACCGTAAAAAACAGCAAATCTTTATTTGATAAATCCCTTATTACCACTTCTGGCGCTTGTTTGCCGTTTTCTTCTTTAACAGAAATTAGGTAATCGGAATTACCAATAAGCCAGTTGAATGTGCTTAGTCTTATAAATTGCTTTGTTATCTTTTCAAAATTCAAATAGATTATCTCGTTAAATAAATTATTTGTTCTAATTTTTAAAGAATCGGTCAATACTAAACATAACCTTATATTCGGATATTCATATTTTATTTCTTTAAGACACTTTACACAAAGCCTGTCAAAGTTACTCTCTAAGCAAACATAAAATTTTGAGGCACTAAAATCTATTATTAATTTCTTTATTTCGCTTTTTAAATTTGGTTTTAATTTTTCAACATCAATTAGATTTTTATTAGAAGCAAAGCAACAAACTTTCTTTTCCATATGACCTCTCAAGTTTTCTAAGTAGGGAGCTTTTTTATTTATGCTCAATTATTATCTGATAAATAATATATATTGTATGTTAATCCATAATAATTATTTTGTCAACCTGATAAAATTATTTTAGACGGAGTGATGAGATTTGAAAGAAATATACAAAGATAAATACATAAAATTAGGATTAAAAATTTCTTATTACAGAAAATTAAGAGGGATAACTCAAGAAATATTGGCCGAAATAATTGGCAAAGACCCTTCATATATCGGCCAGATTGAGGCACCTAATATTTGTAAAGCTATTTCATTGGATACATTGTTTGATATAGCACTTGCGTTAAATATTGAGCCAAGTAAGTTTCTAGATTTTGAAAATGATACATGAGTACACCTGTTTCCATTTTGCCAATTTCGTAATATGTGTACATCGAACGTTCAACATTTAATTTTTTAGCGACTTCTCGTTGCGTATAACCTAGACTCTTGTGGATAAACTTCATGTTTTCTGCAAGTTCTTTTTTATATATACCATGAACACTAGTTTTCCACTTTTATTAATTACATTTTGTGAGGATTATATCCCCTTAATAATTATGATTATAACCCCCATAATATTAATTGTCAAGGTTAAAGGTGGGGAATATATGGTTGTTTTTGATAAATTGTGGATACTGATGAAGAAAAAAGGAATTAGCACATATAAATTAAGAGAGCACTGTGGCATTGATAGTAAAACTATTCGTAGATTAAAAGCAAACGAAAACGTTGAAACAAAGACATTAGATAAATTGTGCACAGCTTTAAATTGTAAATTAGAAGACATCGCGGAGTTTATTGACGCGGAAAATAATTGATATTTTTTCAAAATAAGACAATTTTATATAATTTACTAGCTAAAAATTAGCACTCAATTGTCCTTCGGTAAGATATACCGGAAACAAAGAGTGCTGAGTTTTTCATTATATTTTTTGAAAATTTTATAGCTACACGTTCGGAGGTTAACTTATCTTTTAAAATATTTTTCAATATCTTCTTCGTAAGCAATTGGGTAAGTTGTTGTGTCGAACTTAATAGAAAAGCTCGGTTTTTCTAGAGAATTGTCCCAAGAAACAATTAATATATCTTTACCAATATATTCTTTCTTTATTATTTTTTGTTTTAAAATTTCAAGAATTCGGGCATAGATTTCTTGGTTAATTTCATTTGCTAAAATAGTGTCGTCAGCATTTCCTAATAACAAGTCTGAAGTCTCACTAATTTTTCCTTTTTTATTTTCGGTAGACTCATTAGTTTTTGAAATAAATTTTTCTTTAAGAAAATAAAAAGTTTTAGGAATCGCTTCAAAAATAAAAGAAGCCAAATTACGCAAAGGTTGTACAACATAAAATCCAAGACCTACTCCACCAATAGCCAATATATTTTTCCACGTCAAAATTAATTTTGCAGCAACAACTCCTAACGCAGTTAATCCACCAGCTTCAAGGTATCGTTTTACGTAAAAAGAGTTCTTCTCAGATTTTGTTATTTTTAACTTTTTTTCAAAAAAATCAATTAGTTCATTAACACTTTCAAATTTTAAAATATGTTTTTGACAAGTTGGACTACTATTTAAACAAGCACCCTTATACCACGTAGTGTCGAGTAATTTATCTTCTTCATAAGCGCTATGTGTTACATCGGTCAATGCACTAGTGTTTACAGAAAAATTACATATAAAAAATATTGATATAACGATAGAGAAAAATCTTTTAATAATCACCATATGTCTTTTTTTGCTCCTTTTCATACTCGTCTATTTTTTCTTTTAAAGATTCTTCCAATAATCTAAATTTTTCATCAAAGCTCTGCTTGTCTATATCGTTGTATTTGACTCCACTTGAAACAAAACCAACTGATGAAGATGGAGAATTTTCATTTAAACTAGTTGTAATAATTAAGGCATCTTTGTCTTTCCAAAACTTATATTTTATATTTGACAAAATTTGCTTTAGTGCATAAAACGTATTATCATTACTGCTGAATAAAATTTCATAGTTTATATTATCAACTTTAGGAATAGGCCCGGGGATTTCCGAAAGCACGCTTAACGGAATCAGGGCAGATGAAATAGCAACGCCTTTGCTTATATAATCTGGAATTTTAGTTCCTACATCCAATAAGCCTATATTGGAATTAGTTATTTCATTATAAAAACCTACAACATAATTACCTAAGTTATTCAGAGAATCATGTATAAAATTTCCCATCGTTTCGGCCATAGACAGCACAAAAACTGTCGCACCTAAACCAATTAAAGACTTTATTGCATAGCCTACCCAATCAAAAATTTTATTTTGTCGCTCCTCTTTTAAAATTTTATTATCTTTATAAAATTTAATAATTTCCTTCGTATATGTATACGGTAGTTCTGTTATAACTTTTTCAATGTTATTATAATCAAATGCATACACAGTGCTATCTGCGTTCAAGCCGACATCAGTTATTTTAACATAATGCTCACCATTTTTTATTTTGTTCAATGCTAATTCTTTTGCGCAATATTCATTCACAAATTGATTATGTGAGTTTTTTTGAAAACAATCGTTATTATCTGCTGCAAAAGATAGTAAATTAAAATTGTTAAACAATAATAAAAGGCTTAATGTAAAATTTATGATAATTTTTAAAAACTTTTCCATTATTTTATCTCCTCATATGTATCAATAATATTTTGAAGTTGGCTTGTAAACAAATTAATAGCATTTTTTATTTTACTAGCTTCCATTGTCGTATAATTTATTTCACCATGCTTAAAGCCACAAATATTAATAAAAAAATCAGGTTTATCAAAATCAACCAGTCTCAAACATAACATATTTTTATCAGTAAATTTTGTAAAAGCAATATTTTTTAAAAGTATTTTAACTACACTTAATTTGTTGTTATATTCACAAATTAATCTTTCATAATCAATAGAGGGCTTCGTTAAATACGTATTTAAGAAAACAAACAAAAGAAAATACAAAGGCAAACTAACACAAATACCTTTAAAAAGAGAATATAAAAAACTTTTAAGTTTTGACGCTTTTAAAACACTTTCTTTATTCTGACGAATATCTGCATTACATTGTTCCTGTTTTGTTTTTTCGGCATTAATCTTGAAGAACGAAATCGCATATGTTAATATTCCAGCTATAAGTGCCACAAGTAAAGAGATTTTATTTATCTTTATATTTTGTCGTTTTGTCTCACTTTTTTCAGTTTCATATATCTTTTCAAAATCTGAAATCATTATATTCGGAGTTAATAACTCAATTATTTTTTTTAATGACTCATCTTTTAAAACTGAAATAATAATAGTGTACTCTCTTCCACAAATCGTACGTAAATCTTTTATAAAATCAGTTTTACCGCTCTGTACGTCGTCTTCCAGAGATTCAAACGAATTAATTCTTTCTGCAAAACACATTCCCTCGTTATATTTTTCTAGACCAAAGCTAATTTGAGAAATCCTACAATTTATAGAAAAACAGAGTGTAATTGCAATCAATTTTTTTACAAATTTCAAAGAAGATCTCCTCTTTCCTTCATCTTATCATATTCATTTATTATCTTTTGCATATCAATTTTAGCACTTTCAAATTGTCTTTCAATTTCTTGTCTTTCTGTAGAACTATAGTTCAAACCAATGTTTTCAAAACTAACTGTTGCCCTAGCATAACTTGGTGCATTATTGAAAATTACTGACACAGAGTCCGCTGCTTTCCAAAAGCTCCATTTTAAGGCTGCTAATATCTGAGAGAATGCAGACACGGTATTTTCCAGCTTTGTGGTTTGAATCTCTTTTTCTTTCTCCTGTTTATCACGTATCTGTGTGGCTCGAAAATAACCTCCAAGTTCTCCACCACCAAGTCCACCTGTTACCGCACTAATAACAAGCTTTGTTGCTCTTGCAGCTTTAGCTGTAAATGCAACCGCCGCTCCCGCGGGACCACAAAAAAATGCAGCTGCTGTCGTGCCCACAGTCGCACCAACTACCCCTGCAACCGTAGCCCACAGCTTTACACTGCCGGTAAACTTGTTTTGGTCTTTCGTATAGTTTCCTTTCATTGGAATCGGAATAGTTTCACCAGTAAAATGTTTATACAATTCTGAAACAACAGTTTCTGCATCTTTAGTATCAAAACCACAAAGAAATTTTATTCTATTTACTGCAGATTCTAATATTTTATGGTTCAAGGCACGGTGTTTTGCGTCTCCAAACAATCTCGCCATGTCCTCAACAAATAGTGCCATTGCATTTAGTGTAAACATATGAACTTCGTGTTGTGCTTCCGGTCCGACACCCAAGCTTTTCTCCTGCATAGGTACTTCTTTTTTGTTTTCCAGCGCTTTTCTCAGCTCTCTTATTACAAATTTTTTGGCACAGAGCGGTTCTATATAATTTCCTATTTTATTCCTTTTATCAAAAGGACACGGGTCATCCATAAAATTTGGATTTGGCTCATCATAATTAACATTTGGCTTCGAGTTTCCATTCGCAGCGCTTGCTATAAAACCTATTACGTTAGAAAAAAATAAACTACTACACAAAAAAATACTCAATAAACATCTTAATACTTTCATAAAAAATCCACCTTTGCATGTTATCTCAATTATCTTATCAAAAATACTCCTTTCAAATCACACCTCTACTTTTATTTCATATAATGCTTGTAAGTTTTATAAACTCACCATTTTAATATGAATTTTAAAGTTGATAACTACCTAATCAAGTTTATAATATCTAATGTTTTTTCAAATTTCAATACATTTCAGGTAAAATTTCCCTTTGAAACAAAAAATACCATTAATCTAAAAACTTTATGTTTAAAAAACGATTAATAAATTATAAATATATAGAAAACACCTTAAATCGGCATTATTTTATTGTTAAAAGAAAACAAAAAACAGCTCAAAAGCTAGCTTACACTAACAATTGAGCTGTTCAGATTTTATGTTTTTAGTTTTAGTTACATCAAATATTCAATAGTTTTGTTATCAAATCAAAAATATAATTGCTCCCACGCGACAGCAAAATTCCTGTTAACACACTGCCAATGTATGGTATATTTGATTTCAAATTAAAACATGCAAGCAAGTCAAGTTTATAGGCTACTGCAATAACTATGCCTAAAACTATGCTAATGGCCATTTGCCAACAGAAATTTTCTTGTACAAAAAATTGATTGAGATATGTAATAATCGCTTCAATCAAAATTGCAAACGAAGTTATTTCAACGGTTTTGTTTTCCATCTCGTTCACCTCCATGTTGTTTTGAACTCAGGTAAAATCGCGAGCAAAATTTCTTGAAATTCGCAAAAGGCTATGTTCGCGAATTGGTCTGCGCGACCACGCGCATGAATGCGTCTGTAAAACCTGCGTCTTTTGCTTTTTGAAGCTGATTTTCGGCGTTTTCTCGCTTTGAATATGCTCCGAC